GCCGTGGCGCTGGCGGCTGTTGCAGAACAGGTTGTGCCAGCAGTCGACGGGCATGACGTAGGTGAACGGCTGGTTCGGGTGCCGCAGGACCTCGTGAGTCTTGAAGTACCGCTTCGAGTGGAAGATCGGCGTGAGGTAGTTGCCGTTCACGAAGTAGAACCGAGGGCCCTTGGCGATGGTGTTTGCGCCAGACTCGGTTCCGAACGCCGAGAAATTTCCCTTGTCGCCAGTGACCTCGCTGTAGTCAGTACCTACACCGCCACTGAACTTGTCTGCGACGGCCCCGCTGTGTGCCGGGAAGATCGCCGCCGTGTCGAGATCGGAGCAGTAGGTGATGTCGATTCCGGAGTAGACCGGGTTGTTGTACGCAGCGTCCTGATAGTTGACCAGCGTGTCGTTCGACAGCCGGAGCAGTCGTCGGTAGAACTGAACTCCTGCTCGCGAGGTGAGGATCATCTGGCGCGAGAGGTTGTCGTTCTCGAAGTATTGCGCGCGAGTCGCAGGAGCCTCGTACTTCAGTCGCATGAACATCGAGTCCATTGCGGTGAAGAGTCCATTGATCGTAATCGTCGGAGTCCCACCATCCTGAGACAGTGTGTTGTCATCTGCGAGCGTGACGTTCACGCCAGCACCACTTGGTTCATTCGTTGGACCCAAGCCAACGCCACTGTTGTAGGCGTACGGCTCGATGACGTTCGTCCATCGCTGATCGACGGTCGGGTCAAGACCCATGACCGTCGAGGTGTTGGTCGCTCCGGTGAATGGACGCAGACCGCGAAGTCCGAGCGAACCGCCGAGATCGCGACCGAGTTCGGTGATGAAGAATGGAAGCGAGTACGGAAGTCGACCGCTCTCGACTTCCATCTGAGCCAGCGACGGGGGAGCCCAAAGGTCCTCCTCGAAGCCGTTGGTCATGGAGGTCCAGAGGCGCTGCTCCTTGATCTTCTTCAGGCGCTTGTAGGCGACCTTGGTGGAGCCAGCGCTCTCGCCCGTGTTGAGTTCGACCTCGGCGTCGGTCCACGACATGTGGTCGATGCTGAAGCGCCACGGAGCCTTGATGGTGTCGGTCACCTGCGGGTTGCGCCAAGTGAAGACGTCGTTCGGCTGGTAGTGGTCGTAGGTGCGCGAATCATCGAACATGATGACGTCGCGGATCTCGTTGCCGCCCTGAACAGTGACCTCGCTGGCCTTGTTCTTGAGCAGGCGGGAGAAGGCGTAGGTGTTCTTGACCGCCTCGTTGATGACGGCGTCGGCGCTGGTCAGGTACGTCGGACCCGTCGTCGCCATGAAGTCGTTGAATGTCTGAATTGAAGGCATTTTGCCCTCCGTTGGTTAGCGTGAAAGAACCTTGCGAACATCGTCGCGGTTTCCGCCGGAGAGCAGGATGTCAAGGGCAAGATCGTCCCTATCCACCTGCTTCGCCGGAGCGCGCGACACGTGCTTGCCGACCGTCGGCTTCGCTACGTTTCGCACGTCATTCGGAGATCCCGCGATTTTCTTGAACGCCTCCCGCATGATCGACTCGACGGAGTCGAACTTTCCGGGATTGTCGCGTCCGATCTGTGCTGCGGCTTCGACGATCGCATCGTAGGCCGGGGCGTTCTTCCCGTACTCCGACTTGATCGACTGGTATGACAACTGCGACTCGTACCGTAGTTCGAGCGCCTTTGCCTTCGCGTCCAACTCTCGCTCCATGCGCTTCTGCATGTCAGCGAGCGGCTTGGCCGCTTCCTCGCCGAAGATCTCCTTGAACTGGGACAGCGGATCTGCATCCGCCTCCTTGTCCTCGGTCTTGACCGAACCATTCGGGGTTTCCGAAGGGTTGGTCTTCTTCGATTCGGCCACCTTCGCACCGAACGCATCGACGTCAGCCTGCCGCTTCGCGGCCTTCAGTCCCCACTCCTTCACCTTGGAAGGGTTGGACTTCAGGCCATCTATGACGTCCGCTGGCACACCATCCCGCTGCAAAGCCTTGAGCGCCCTATCGTATTCGGCGTCGGTGACAGGTTCAGGTGCGGCATTGTCCCGCGTCGATTCGGGTACGTCGACTCCGAGGAGTTTATCGAGAACCGCGTCCATCTCAGTCTCGGAGTTGTCCGGAGCAGTCTCCTGCTTCACGGCTTCCTCGACCACGGGCTGCGGCTCGACGGATTCCTCGAATGCTTCTGGTGTGATGGGTTCTGGCATTTCAGTCCTTCACGTAACCATGCCTCGCCATGATGTCGCGTTCATGGCGCTTCGACTCGATGATCGGCTTGCCACCCCTTGCAGTCTTGCACCCGGAGAGATTTCTCGGAAGCGCATGACTTACGTACGGGTACTGCGACCTGTTGGTCGCCGGATCGACCTGCACCGACATGCTGGCGATGCGGGTCAACTCCTTGCCGTCACGAGTGATAATACTGCCGATGGACGGTGCGTCACGCATCGGCATGTCGATTTCCACCACATTTCCATCAGTATCTTGAAACTCGTACTTCATGCTCTGTTCGCCGCGGCCCGGAGTCCGGCAATGCTGCTCGCCGGAATCGGACTGGGCTCTCCCATTTCGTTCATTCGCGGTTGACCCGGCGACGGCATTTGCCCGACTCCGGCAATGGACGCCATTGCGGCGTTAGTGGCGCCTCCGGTGTCGATGATGTCCGCAAGGTGGGGAATGTTCATGGCATCTCCGACGACGGAAAGGATCTCCTTCCACTTGACGTTCGGCATTGCCATTGCGGCTTGTGCGACCGTGGTGGTGATCTGGAGTAGTTCCATCGCGCGCTTCTGCACCAGAGCCTCGGATACGCGCTCCATGCTGTAGGCGTCCACGGACACCTCCATATCATCCCACCCGGAGAAGCCGACTCCTCCGACGAACACGGGTTCCGGCTCGTACAGGGCGTTCACTCCCTCCTGTCCGAGCGGAATTGACACACGGTTGTCATGCCACATGTACCACATGACCTTCCGGGCCATTTCGTCGATGGCATCCTGAAACTGCCTCTTGAGATGCGACATCCGCATCGTCGCGCTCGACTCGGCGACCGCGACTTCGGTAGCCGTAGCGCTACCAGAGATGTTTCCGCGCATGGCGTCGTGGATTCCGGACACACGGTCCAGTCGATCCTGCGCCATCTGGCTGTAGTTCACCTGCTGGGAAGTGATGCCTCCGACCTCTAGGTTCACGACGCGGTCCTTGTCGAGCGATTCGGACAGGACGATGTAGTCGTGCGGTCGGTCCTTGAGGTCTTGAGCCAACTTGTGATTGCGGCTGTCGACCATGACTAGACGCTTGTACGCGGCCGCGCTCGAACGCATGCTGGTCAGATGGGCATTTAGGTCCTCGACCTGCGACTGAATCGCGACAAGCGGGGAAAGCGGGTACGGGTCGTCCGGAACGGTGTATACGCCGAACAATGTGTACGGGCCATTCCGGGGTCCATAATACGGAATGGGCTTCCGGACGAACCCGCCCCACTTTCCATTGGATTTGCCGTTCTTGACGACCGTGTAGATCGTTCCGCTCACCATCGACTGCCCGGTGATCTTGTCGGCCAGTTCCGATGCCAAGTCGTCGATTTCCGGAACCCAGATCTCGTATACCGTGATCTCCTTCCGGTCCTCGACATCTCGTTCTCCGGGTTCTCGGACCTCGTCGAGATCCGTGTTCACGGCGATCGTCTCGATGTATTCAGCATCCCAAGTGTCGTCGATAGCGGCCTTTGCCGCAAGATCTTCCTTGTCGACGACGTAGCAGTGCCCCATGTACCGCGCATCCTCCCAGTGCGTCGCCGCGGGGTCGATGAAGAATCGCTCCGGGCTGATCCGGTAGATACGCGGAAGGTACGGCTCCTGAGAATCCATGCTCCGCTTCTCGCCTCGCGGCTCGTTCACTACGAGTCCCACTCCCCAGCAGAAGAGCATGTCTGTCGCGATGCGCTCCATCGTCCTGCGCAGGTTGGTCACGCGCGCCCACCTGTTCATGGCGATCTGAAGACGCTTGCCGACAAGGATCTCCGCCATCGGGGACCCGGAGCGGACACGAAACTTGGGGTTGTCATGGATGATGCGTGGAAGAACGAGAGACACGTATTCGTGAGCGAAATTCTCCGGATCGTCGATCTGTCGATCGGCACGGTCATCCCGGTACGCAGGGCCGTGATACCGCTCGACCATCGGACGCATGATGGAGATGTGGCTGTCGCGGAACTTCTCCGCGCTTTCCACTTCCCTGCGGAGATTCTGGAATGACGTGTCGATCATCGTTCCTCCTCAGCGGTGGTATCCGCCGCCCTTGGCTCCGCCATAACCGCCGCCCTTGCCGCCGCCCTTGGCTCCACCAGATCCCTTGCGACCGTTCGCAGATCCGCCCTTCTTCGACTTCTTCATCGCTTGCTCCTGTTGTCAGGCTTCTGTTGGCACTCTACCGTGGAAGCCTTTGCCACGACGGAGTTTACGAACTGCATGAGGCGCTGCGCGTCCGCATTCTCAATGCGGTCTACGTCGCGCGTGTCCGTGTACTTGACGTGAGCGGTCGTCCCGAAGAACGAAATGCGCTCGATTCGGTGCAATGGAACGAATACCTGCTCGGTGATCGGGACAAGCATCAGCGCTTCCTTGCCTTCTTCTTTGGCAGCGACTTCATGTTCGGCGTCTCCTTCGCCCATCGCTTTGCCGTCTTCGGCATGGTGGCGAACATGTACTTTTGCTGGGCCTTGGACTTGAACGGCATCAGGTTCTCTCCACGTGTTTTCCGTAGAACTCCATGAAATCAACGGTGAACGACTGCCCTGCGACTCCGGATCCGCCGGTGTTCTTGTCGCGAATTTCGGCGCCCGGAACCATTTTTGATCCTTCAAACATGGCACCAACGCTTCCATTCCATTGCGCCACCTGTTGACCATCGGCAAAGAAGTCGACGTAGAGCCAGTTTTCCTGTGTTCGCCTTAGATCCCTGCGAACAAACGTAGTCAGGATGGAATATTCGGTTTTCGGAATGCGCGTGTTGAATGAAAAGATCGTAGCGCTATCGACTATGATATAGGCGCTCCACGTCGTGTCTGATCCTCTGGCGAAGAATCCAATCGCCTGCTCCGCGAGCGTGTCTTGAGTGCTGTGCGATGCCGTAAAGCCAACACCGCAGTACAGTCCAGATGCACTCACGTCCGTCTTGATTCTTGCCGAAAACGAACTCTCCTCGAAGGAATCAAGTCGGAATGACCGATCGACGATTGTTCCGCCTCCGGTCAATGGCCTGCAAAGCATCAACGCGGCTCGGGCTCGCAGAGGTGCTGTCGACGATGCCGGGACCTCGATGGTTGCTGCTCCAAATTCATTAGAAGATGAGTTTGAAATAGACAACGTGGACGTTCCGGCCACCGTTGTTGAAAGTAGCGCACCGAACGGAGTCGTTGACGACACGAAGTCGGAGAACATGATCGTGGTCTTCTTGCTGAACTCCCCGGTCGGAGCGTGAAGCAGAGTCATCGGTTCACCTGCTGCTGAACAATGAAGTAGTCCACGGACAACGCTCCGTTTGCATTCGATCCTCCGGACACGCAGTCCTTGATCTCCGCGCACGGAACCATGCCAACCGACGTTCGGATCGGGGTTTCGATCTTCCGAACCAGCATTCCGTCAATGTAGAACTCCGAAATGCTTGCCTTCGCATCCACGACGACGCGAAGGACCTTGGTTGTATCAACTGTGGCAGTGGTCGGGAATGACACCACGTTTCCATTGTTTATGACAGCGATCGACCAGACAAGCGCGTTTCCAAGGCAGAAGAATCCGACGAAGTCGAGGCCCGGCCTGACATTCGTATCCCTGTTGCACGAAGAAATTCCTACTGAAACAACATGGGTGGCAACGCTGGAAGAACTGACTCTTCCCCGCGCCGAAACCTCAATGGAACCGTTTCCAAGCCTGTACGTGGTGTCGACGGCTGATCCGGCCGAAACCGCAGGAGCCATGTAGATCCCCGAGTACGGGAAAACTCCGGCAGAAGTTCCAGAGGAGATCCCAAGAACAGCGTTTCCAAGTGCATTAGCCGTTTCGTTTGACTGCGTCGCAGTGCCGAGTGCGGCAGACGTGTTGTATGCGAATGGCGACGCATCTGTCGTAAAGTCGCCGAACAACGTGATCTGACGGCGAGCAAAGTCGCCGGAAAATGCCGTGAACTGCGTCATTCCATGCCTCCTTCGATGAGCGGAGCGCTGCCCCGCAGGATGTCCTCAAGATTTTCCGAGCGCCTGCGCAGCCGCTCGATCTCGTCGGCGGCTTCGCGCAGATCGCGCGACCACACCGTCATGGCGGGAGCGGTCTGGCACTTGCCAAGCAAGTCGCGGAGCCGGATCACGATGTCATTCTGGTCGCTCAATTGCCGTCCTCCTCACTGCTGGGGTCCGTGGACCCTTCTCTCGTGCTCGCGCATCAGCACCGCGATGCCCATGCGAATGACATCGGCGAGGCTCACGTGCCTGCGCCACTCACGCTCGTACAGCCGCGCCACGAGACGCATCGACTCGTGGGAGTCGACGTCCACGCGGATGGTCTTCGTCGGCTTTCTCACCGCTTCGCCCTGTTCGCCGACCGCGAGGTCACGCGCAGGTTCGACCTGCGGTTGTCGCGCGGGTTTCCATTCCGGTGGTCAATGTCCTTGCCGTCGCCCTTGCTGACGCGGCCATCGCGCTCCGCAGCGCGTCGGACCTTGTTGCGTGACGCGCGATCCTTCTTCGACGCGGTCGACGAGTGGAACTTCGCGTACTCGGCCTTGTAGTCACGAGGCATGGACAGGCTCCTTGAAGCAGTCCCAGCCGTATTCCTTTGCAACATCTTCTCCCCACATATCGCGATTGTCGCCGACAACCTTGCAAAGCCTTTGCCTCGCCTCGTCGCGCTCGGCGGTGAGGCGTTCGATTTCAATGCGGCAATCGGTAACGGTAGACCGCAGCAGTTCGATCTCGTCGGGGAGGGTCGCGTTCTCCTGCCTGTATGCCTCCAACGCCGACCGCAGTTCTTCAATGAGTTGCGTGGCATTCGGTGTCGCTCCGCTCAAGCCTCGCGTCTGCGCGAGGATGCGGTCGTACTTCTGTGCGAGTGTCATGGCTTGTCCTCCTTGAAGCAGTCCCAGCCGCGCCGCTTCGCCTCCGCAAACGGGACGATGTGTTCAGACAGCAATTCCCGCCGCGCCTCGTCGCGCTCGGCGCGGAGCCGCTCGATCTCGTCGGCGGCGTTCGCGATTGTCGGCCAGTCGGCGTTGTTGGCCGTGAAACGACGCAGCCGCGTCACGATGTCATCGGTCATCGTCCCATCTCCATGACGCCGAACTCCTTCGGCTTCTGCACGAGGTTCATCGGCTGGTCCTTGAACGGGGACTTGCCCTGCGCGAGCATCTCGCGGGCGTGTTCGACTGCCTTGTCGATGACGTCTCCGTGAGGGAACTCTCCGTACTCCGAAGCCTTCAGCACGGACATGATCTCGCGCCTGTTGAGATTCGGAACCAGCACGGGAATGTCCATCTGCTTGCCGTCGATCTCGACTCCGATGGAGTATTCCGTGACATCGTCGCCATTGGCGTTCTTGTACGGCCCGAGCCACCCCATCCCCTTCTTGGATCCATCGGGACGGGACTCGTTCGGGTCGAGACGGGAAAGCATCGGTGGAATCTCGGCCATTCAGCACCCCCCCTTCTTCTTCATCGGGACCTTCTTCTTGTCCGCCTTCGCCGTCCACGGATGGTTCTTCTTCGGCTTGACCGCGGTCATCGGAACACCTCGTCGTGCTTGAGTATCGCTCCAAGGCTGTCTGGCGAGAAACCGCCCTTCGGACGCTCGGGACCGATGCCTTCGTCGCACAGCATAAGCGCTCCCGCGAGCGCGATCACGCGATCTCCGTGACTTTCCCGCGCTCCGGTCGAAAGATCCCTCACCGAGCCCGGCTCGATCGAACCGTCCTCAAGGATCACGTAGTCCAGCATCTCCTTCAGCGCGTCCATGCTCCGGATCACCACCTCGCCCTGAGCAAGCGCACGGCTCAGCCCGGCAAGAAGCGTCCTCTTCGACCTCCGGGTCGAGTGCCAGCCCACCCGGCTCGTCCTCCCCTCCGACATCGTCCCGATCGAGCGCTGACGATACACCTCCACATACCCGATCCGCTCGAAGTCGTGGTGCATCGCCGAACCCGGACCATTCACCTCCCACCCCACCATCGGATGCCTCCGGCCGCGGAACACCGTCATCGCAGCCTCCACCATGTCGTTCGCCAGATCGTGCGGCGGAATGTTCGGATCCACGAACTCCGCCACCACCTCCCGGCTCTCCGCATCCATGACGCAGACCGCCGCATTCGCCGACCCCGTCCCGTACGACGGATCCGCGAACATCACGTACTCCCGGTCCCGGTCCCCGTCGCGCCACACCCGCCACCGACCAGCCGAATCGTCCACAAACCGACCGCGGACCAACTCGCAACGCCTCGGCATGTCCGCATGCTCCGACATGTGCGCCGTCACAAGACCCGGAGTGAAGAAGTTCTGGCCGCTTCCAACCTCCGTCGCAAACACGTTCTGCGCCATGTCCACCGTGTCCCGGCGAGCCATCTGCTCACCAAGCCACGGCGTCCACCGGTACACAGCGCCGGACGTCCCAGTCACCCTCCCGTCCACGTCCACCCGGTCCTCACCGCCAGCACCCTTCTCAGGATGGTCCGTGTACAGCAACTCCACCAGACGGGGATCCCCGCTCACACGGGCCTGACGGACCAGAAACGCATAGTGCGTCCCAGCCCCAAGCGGCGTACTCACCGCAATCCGACACGCCGTCGCATCCGCAGCCGAACGCCATGCCGCCTCCGCCTCGTCCATCGCGGCAAACTCGTCGAACATCACGAACGTCCGGCGACCACCACGACCAACGTGCGCCGTGCTCGCCTGTCCCGTGATCGTCGCACCACTCTCCGGATTCCTCAGCATCATGTGCTGACGACAGTCCGTGCCGCGCTTCACCAGACGGTCAACAGGCGCAGGAAGAAGCCACTCAGGCTGACTCCCCACCAGATAGTCCACCTTCCAGAACAGACTGTCAGGGTCAGACGGCTTGTCCACGCCATCCTCCACACGACTCACCAGCAACGACTGCCAGCCCTTGAACAACCACCCCCACACCCCCACCGCAGCCAACAACCAACTCGCACCCATGTCGCGACTCTTCCGAATCACCACGTCGCGACCACCCTCCACACCATCCACAATCTCACGAACAGCCCTCTCCTGACACGGCCACAACACAAATGGACAATTCGACTTCTCCACAGGCAACTCACGTCCAGTAACAGGATCAGCCGCCTTCACCCGGTACGTCCAACCCGTCAGACGCAACCACAAACTGATGTCTTCTGCAAACGCAGCACGGAAGTCCGCCTGAGCCTGCAAATAATTGGCGGATGCGGGGGAGGTGGAATCGAGGAATCCTAATCTAAGCCGCGTAGCCGCGTGTGCGCGGGCCCCCACCCCCACCCCTGCCCCCACCCCTA